CCTGCTACTGCTGATCTTATGTTTGCCCTTATTTCGACTGAAGAGCTCGAATCCTTGGGACAGATACTTGTAAAACAATTGAAGAATCGATACAACGATCTGAGTATCTACAAGAGATTTGTGGTTGGTATTGATCGTGCCAAGATGAGACTGTTCGACTGTGAGCAGACAGCCCAGGATGACCTCCTTGACAGCAAGCAGGAAGAGGAGTATAATTATGAGGAGAAACCTAAAAAATCATTTGAAGGATTTAAGTTCTGATATGGGACTGACTACAAGAGAGTTGCAGAGTGAGTTGGCACAACTCATGAGACCATTCATCTATGAGGTAAGAGATGAAATGGGTAAAAGGTATAGACACTGTGGTAGACAACAGGATGCTGATTACCATATCATGAACAATCCTGGTTACACTTGGACTATCGTATATCTAGATCCTCCCCCTAGAGTTGTAGACATCTTCAGTAAAAGAGTTGATGAACTACAACTACCCCCACAACAAATACTACCTGAAAATCAACAAGAACCCCTAGACCTATGACAATCGATCCTAATAAGTATGTTGAATTTGTTCGACAAACTACTAGTCAACCTAGCCTTGACTATCCTACCCTGTCTGCTCGACTGTCAGAACTAGAAGTCCGAGATGATTGTAATGTACCACAACTCCTGACTGCTGCACTTGGTATCAGTGCAGAGGCTGGTGAGTTTACTGAGGTGGTAAAGAAGATCTTCCTCCAAGGTAAACCTTATAACGAAGACAATGAGTTTCATATGAAGCGTGAACTGGGTGACATTATGTGGTATGTTGCTCAGGCGTGTATGGCACTCGACATTACCTTCGACGAAATTCTAGAGATGAATGTTGAGAAACTGTCAGCACGGTATCCCGAAGGAACATTTGATGTTCACTATTCTGAAAATCGTAAGCAAGGAGATGTATGATTAATCTTGAATTGAATCTACAACAAGCAGCAGTAGTCCGTCAGGCTCTGTTCATGGAACAGAAAGGTTATACTATTGACCCCACCTGTACCCCGGCTCGTATTGTAGATGTCCGTAATGTCATCAACACACTGGACAAAATGATTGATGATGAACTAAAATACGAAACAAACGGTAAATAATATGCCCTACGACTTTTCTTTCGCACACTCACCTGAAGGTTTTGACAATCACATCAACGATAGTATCCGTGGATATTCAAACCTACTAGAGGATACTGTATCGTTCTCTCGATACTTTGTGGAAGATCATACCAAAGTCGTGGATGTTGGTTGTTCTACAGGTAAACTGACCAAGATGATCCTTGGTAACAATCCCAATCGTCAGTATGCTCACTATGTGGGTGTAGAACTTGCTGGTAGTTTCTATGATAGTCTCGATGATCGATTCAAAGAGATTCGTAAAGATCATCCATGGGCACTACTGGAGTGGGTTCGTGGTAATGTGACTAACTATGAGTTCAGGAACTGTTCTCTGGTGACATCAATCTTCACTCTACAGTTCATGCCTAAGACTACCAGACAAGAGACTATCCATAAGATCTATAATGGCTTGAATGAGGGTGGTGCATTTATCTTTGCAGAGAAGTTGATGTGTGAGAATGCGTTCTTCCAAGAACTCCTCACCTTCAATCACTATGACTACAAGAGAAAGACATTCAGTGCTGAACAAATCATGGACAAGGAGAAAGAACTCCGTGATATGTTGAAACCTAATACCTGGTTTGAACTAGAAGAGATGGTTATGAGAGCTGGTTTCAAAGATTGTCAGATCTTCTGGAGAAATCATCAGTTTGTCGGTGTTATTGCTATCAAATAATGTGTGGAATCATTGGAGGTTATGACCTCCCACAAATTGAACAGGGTCTCAAAGCAATTCAACATAGAGGACCAGACAATCAAGGTATAATTCAAAAAGATAATATCTATTTCGGTCATGCTCGACTGTCTATCATTGACACCAGTAGTGATTCTAATCAACCATTTACCTATGGTGATACAACCATGGTATTCAATGGGACGATTTGGAATTACAAACAGTTAAGTGCCGAACTTGGTATCACGACAAGGACTTCAGGTGATACTGAGGTTCTTTGTGGTATCTTAGACAAGTATGGAATCAAAGGTCTTGAGAAGGTAGAGGGTATGTTTGCCATAGCCTTTACTAAGGGTGACAGTATAACGATTGTTCGTGACCGTCATGGTGAGGTTCCTCTTCATTACTCTTTTACTAGAGGTATATTTCCATCCTTCAGTTTCTGTTCAGAGATAAAAGGACTCTTGGCTATGGGTGAGAGTGGTAAAGATATCAAGATGTTACCACCAGGGTCTTTCATTACAGTCACACCTGACTACAAAGTGGAAGAAGGTAAGTGGTATGACATTCGAGAACATATCAAAGACTCACATACATGGAATCAATACACCTCATCAGTCCATGTCAAATATAATATTGAACATGGTTCTTACGAGAGAACGATATCTGATGTACCCGTGGCATGTCTCCTGTCTGGTGGTATTGACTCTGCAATAACCACTATGGTGGCATCTCAACACATTCCTAATCTGGTTACATATATTGCAGTTCATAATGAGAACTCCAAAGATGTAAAGTCAGCCAGAGAAGTTGCTAAATATTTGGGAGTTGAACTGAGAGAAGTCAAGGTTGAACCCCCTACAGTCGATGATATTCATGATGTAATCAATACTATCGAGATGCCCTACAAGGCTCAGATAGAAATTGGTTATCCCTGTATGAAGTTGGCTCAGAGAATACATGAAGATGGATTCAAAGTCATTATGTCAGGTGAGGGTAGTGATGAACTCTGGGCATCCTATGGTATGAGTTATCACGGTATCAAAGACAAGGGTTGGACTGATTATCGCATCGACTTATTTGGATCACAACACCGTAAGAACTTTGCTAGATGCAATAAAATCTTTATGAGATATGGTATCGAGTGTCGATTACCCTTCCTCAGTACAGAATTGGTAGAGGTAGCACTTGGTTTGAGACAAGATGTTGTCTGGGACGGTAAGTCTAGACCCAAGGCTGTACTACAGGAAGCATTCAGAGGATCACTCCCTGATGATATTATCGACAGAAAGAAGTTGGCATTCCAAGATGGGATGGGTATCAAGTCTCTTTATGAGAATGTTGTCGAAACTCCAAAATCATATTACACTACACAGTATAAGAAAACATTCGCATGAAACTACCATACAAATTACAAGATGTGTATGACGGTGAGGCACAAGCCAAGTTCACTGTCATCTCTACCTTCGCTGGGGGTGGTGGATCTTCCACAGGATACCGTCTTGCCGGTGGTAAAATCTTGTGTATCAATGAGTTTGTAGAGGAAGCAAGGAACACATACTCCACAAACTATCCTTCTACACCTATTGTTCCTGATGATATAAAACAACTGAAGGGTAAAGACTTCCTTGAACTGACCGGTCTCAAGGTTGGTGAGTTGGATATCCTTGATGGGTCACCACCCTGTTCTGCATTCTCTGTTGCTGGATCTATGTGTCGTGGTGAGGGTTCCAAACACTCTGACGGGTGGGGTAAGACAAAGACATACTCTGATGGTAAGAAGGTTGAGAACATTGAAGACCTATTCTTTGAGTATATCCGTGTCGCCCAGGACATCCAACCCAAAATTATCGTGGCTGAGAATGTCAAAGGGTTGACAATTGGTGAGGCAAAGACTTATTATGCTAAGATTACCAATGCCTTTGAGGAGATTGGTTACCTCGTCACATCTAAAGTGATGAAGTCATCTCACTATGGTGTGGGTCAAGCCAGAGAACGACTGATCTTTATTGCTGTCCGTCAGGACATTGCTGACAAGATCGGTCTCAATGTATTGACTGTATCATCATTGTTCCCTCCTACATCATCTAAGGACACAACCATCGGTGACATCATTGACGGTGTGGAGAATGACCCTGAGAACATACAAAAACTCACAGATCACATGGTCAAGAGTGGTATCTATCAGACTGTAGTTAAGAAGATGCCAAAGGATCCTAAGAAGATCCTGTCAGGTATGGATTATCATGAGAAAGGACACTGCTTCAATACGAAGAGAGCGTCATTCTATAAACCATCTCCTACACTTACTGCCAGTGGTGGTCTAATCCATTGGAGAGAGGACAGGGTTCTGTCGGTCCCCGAACTCAAAAGGATTCAGTCTCTCCCTGATGACTTTGTTCTTACGGGGTCACACTCACAACAGACTGAACGAGTTGGTAGAATGGTACCACCTCTGATGATGAAGGCAATCGCAGAGAACATTTACAAAGAGGTTCTATCCAAACTATGAAAAAGAATGAGAGAGAAGAACTGATGTATGATGTGGCAGTTGCCATGTTAAAACAGATGTCACCAGGTAGTGTGTTTCAGTTCGCTATTGATAGACAACTTCAGTTGATGGATCTCTATGATGATGATAAACTGAAAGAAATGTTGAAACAGTACAGTCCCAAAAAGAAAACAAACGGAGGAGGATTCTAATGAAGGTATTGACACTTGAGGATTACAAGAAGGCTGGTGAAATTTTCTGGAACAAGTATTGGTATGTTGCAGGAGAACTTGGAGAAGGAGCAAAGTCTGAGGACATCCTGAAAGTTATGGAAACTCTTGGTGGTGTTGCAGTTGGTCTCCAGGAGAACGAAGATGAAGAGAAGTCTAACTTCGGATTTAACAAGAAAAAACAGACCGAGGAATAAATATCCTTAGAAGGAAAATACATATGCTTTCTACCCAGTACAGACTAAGACTAGAGTTCATCTGTAAATGTATTGCAAACGGGGAAGAGGTCAAACTAGACGATATGGTATGGGC